AGTCTTAACGAGAAGAATGATGAGCTTTCCGTACACGTTAAATCGCTCATCGAATCTCAAAAGAGTCTTAAAGCAGTCGAAACAAAGAAGAACAAACTATCCGCATTTGACGATAAGATTAAGTCTACCATTAAACAACACCAAGAAAATAGAAAGTTCTTTGAGACTTCGACAGCTTGTCCCACCTGCAATCAGGAAATTACTCATGAAACCCGTCTTGAGCATGTCCATAAGTATGATAGCAAAATCGGGGAAATTAATGAAGGTCTTACCAAGTTATCAGAAGAACTTCTAACTCTTAAGTCAGAAGAGTCTACACTTAAGGCAGAGATTGAAAAGTTCCAAGATGCTCAGATGGACATCGTTGCTAACAACGCTTCTATCTCTGCATTACAAAAAGCAATTGATAAACTTGAAGAAGACATCTTAAAGATTGAAGGTTCAGATGGTGATGTATCATCTGCTGTTGAAGATCTAAGAAAGCTTCAACAAGAAAAAGAAAATCTTGCTGAGTTGAAGTTAGATTATATTGACCAACAGAACTATCAATTCATTGCTAGTGAAATGTTAAAAGACACAGGTATCAAGACAAAGATTGTTAAGCAATACCTTCCAGTCATTAACAAGTTAGTTAATCAATATCTTCAAACACTTGACTTCTTTGTTCTGTTCAACCTTGATGAATCATTCAATGAGACAATCAAATCACGTTATCGAGATGAGTTTACCTACGCTTCATTCTCTGAAGGTGAAAAGCAACGTATTGACTTGAGTCTACTCTTCACATGGCGACAAATTGCCCGCATGAAGAACTCAGCAAATACTAACCTTCTAATCTTGGATGAAACATTTGACTCATCACTTGATAATGATGGTATTGATAACCTCATGAAGATTCTAAGTACAGTAACTCAAGACACTAATGTCTTCATCATCTCACATAAAGGTGATGTGCTTGACTCGAAGTTCCGCCATAAGATCGAGTTCATCAAAGAGAGAAACTTCTCCAAGATCAAGTAACCCTGTACAGCGGGTTAATTCTGTGATATAATAGTTGTATACTAAAGGTGTCCAACTATGAAAATAGAACAACTCGCTATCAACCTTGACCAACAGTCTACATTGGCAAAGCTGTTGGCTCAAGAAAACATCCATGTGATTCATGGTAACTACCGCACTGCATGGTTCAATCCATCACAACGTGTTCTAGCGCTTCCTATCTGGAAGAATCGCGGTAAAGCAGTTTATGACTTATTGACAGGTCATGAAGTGGGTCATGCATTGTACACTCCAGCTGATGGTTGGCACGATGCAGTGACTGATATTAAAGGCGCTCCACGAGCATACCTTAACGTTCTCGAAGATGTTCGAATCGAACGAAAAATCCAAGACAAATTTCCAGGCCTTCGTGCTCAGTTCCAACGCGGTTACAAAGTACTTGCTGACGAGAACTTCTTTGGCACTGAAAACATCCAAGACTTCTCTAAGCTTTTAGTGATCGATCGTATCAACTTGTTTTCAAAGATCGGTACACACATCAACGTTGCATTTAGTTCACCAGAACAAGTGATGGTTGATGCTGCATATAAGACTGAAACTTTTGATGATGTAGTAGAACTTGCTAAGAAGATCTATGCATACCAAAAGAAAGTTAATGCTGATGCAAAGAAGAAAGCTAAGAACGCTCAACAACCACCAAAGCCTAAGCAACCCAAGCCTCAACAAGTAGAAGATGATGCTATTGAAGTTGAAGAAGACTTTGGAGATCAGAATGACTATGAAAAACCTGAAGAAGAAGTGACTCAACAAACAACTGATGATTCTCCTGCAGAAGAACTTAAACCTTCTGAAGAAGAAACTGAAGAAGACTTGCCTCAAGTAAAAAGTTCAAATGAGAAAAGTAAAGAAGAACTGCCTGATGACGTTGACACTACACCTGAGATTGAAGAAGATCGTGTAGAAGAAACTGATGAAGACATGCTTGATGCTTTAGAGTCTATGACAGACAATGCGTTCCGTAATAGTGAAGACTCATTGTTGGCTACCCAAGAACTTGGTAAAGCTGCAGTCTATACACTCAATAAGCTTCGTCAACCAGACATTGTTATTGACTATAAAGAATACTTTGCTCAATGGCGTCTTGAAATCAATAATGCCTTGATTGGTAGTCCACACATCACTGATCAACTTAAAGCACTGAAGCCAAACTACACTAAGTTTAAGAATGAAACTGAGATGGCATCGGCATATATGGCTAAAGAGTTTGAAATGCGTAAAGCTGCATATCAATACTCACGTGCAACCGTTCATAAGACAGGCACTTTGAACACTAACAAATTGCACTCATATAAGACTGCAGAAGATATCTTCTTGCGTTCTACTAAGTTGGCTAATTACCAGAATCATGGTATGATCATGTACGTTGACTTCTCTGGTTCTATGCAATCATGCATGGGTCCAACTATTCGTCAACTTTTGAACCTGACATTATTCTGTCGTATGGTTAACATTCCATTTGAGGTGTATGCCTTCACTACACGTGTACGTTCAGATACTCATAACGATACAGAGAATGACTTGAAAAAGTTTATGGATTGTGAAATCATTCCACATAAGTTCAACTTGATCAATCTGTTGTCTTCTCGTATGTCTCGTAAGGAATACCAAACATCACAAGAACTGTTGTGGAATCTATCACAAGCTTGGGATGGTAAACTGTCACGTTACTACATTGGCCGTTGGAATCAATTGCACTCAACACCTTTGAACACTTGTATTGCCTATGCTGATGAAATGATCAAGAAGTTTAAGGCAAAACACAACGTTGAAAAAATGACTGCAATGTTCTTGACAGATGGCGAATCTGATTCGTTCCAAGTACGAGTGACAGATGAAGCAGATCAGTATCGTCATGCTGGAGATAGCAGTGATAGTTACTATCGCTCACGTAAAGCAATCATTCGTAGTAATGGTAGAACCATCGTTGCACCAGCATTAGATTCACGTGAAATTACATCACAGATGTTACACAACTTGGGTCAAACAACTGGTTCAACTGTACTTGGTTTCTTTATTAGCGAATACCGTAATGAAGCCATTAGTAAAATTTGTGATGCTAAAGGCTATATCAATAAAGACAAATACGCTACTCAAATGAATAACAATCGTTGTTTGATTGAAGATAAAGTATTTGGATATGATCGTTACTTTGGTTTGTGCTCTAAGTTTATGGACGTCACTGAAGATGAACTTGGAAATCTTGTAGAAGATGGTGCAAACAAAGGTAAGCTTAAAACTGCCTTTGCTAAACTCGCAAAGTCTAAGCGGGTTAATCGAATCCTATTGAATGGCTTCGTAGATGCAATTGCATAAAGCCCTGTACAACGGGCTTTAACTGTGATATAATAGTAGTATCAATATTTGAAAAGGTGTCCAACCATGAAAACAGAACAAAAGACAGCGTTCATTAAAACGCTAGGTGAGAAATACCCAGGCCGTTCAATCTTTACACGAGATGAACTTGCCGATCATGCATCAGAGATGGGTATGCCATATCCAGGATTTGTAATGAAACCTGAAACTCGAGTTCGTCGTGGTGAATACCAAATCGAAATGTTGTCAGTAGTACCTAAAACAAATGTGAAGCCAATCGAAGTGCAAGAAAATACAAACACTATCTCACAGACAGTCTTTGATCAAGTCAAGATTGAAGTCCCTAAGAAAGACAAGTCTTATGTTGCTTGGGGTTTCTCTCGCGATGTTAAACAGATCATTGACTCATTGGCTTTCTATCCAATCTTTATCTCAGGTCTTTCTGGTAATGGTAAGACTATGATGGTTGAACAGGCGGCCGCAATGGCTAAGCGTAAGTATGTTCGTGTTAACATTACTGAAGAAACTGATGAAGACGATCTGATTGGTGGTTTCCGTCTTGTCAATGGTGAAACTGTTTGGTGTGATGGTCCTATTCCACAAGCAATGAAGCAAGGTGCTGTATGTTTGATCGACGAAATTGATCGTGGTTCAAATAAACTCATGTGTTTGCAAGCTGTATTGGAAGGTAAGCCTTTGTATATCAAGAAGACAGGTGCAGTAGTACATCCTGCAGAAGGTTTCAATGTGATTGCAACTGCTAACACTAAGGGTCGTGGTTCTGAAGATGGCCGATTCACTGGCGCACGAATCCTTGATGAAGCTTTCCTTGAGCGTTTCATTGCTACACTTGAACAACCATATCCATCTACTGCAGTTGAAAAGAAAATCATCTTGAATGCTATGGAATCATATGGCAACCTTGATGGTGAATTTGCTGATAACCTCGTTACATGGGGTGAGATCATCCGTAAGACATATGAAGATGGTGGTATTGATGATCTAATCTCTACACGCCGTTTGGTACATATTGCACGAACTTATGGAATCTTCAATGATCGTAAAAAAGCAATTGAACTTTGTATCTCACGATTTGATGAAGATACACGAGTAGCATTCTTGGATTTGTATACTAAGGTTGATTCTAAAGCATCTACGCAACAAACTGCACAGATCGTAGAAGAAGACTTACAAGTTCCATTCTAATGAATACACCTTTGGAGATGTTTACACCCCATCTCCTGTCAATAGGTGCAAAATGGGTGAGTTAATTATGGAGTTATTATGAATAAGCAAACTAAACTTTTGGCCGCATTGAAGTCAGGCAATACATTTACAGCTAAGCAGATCTGTGCATCCTTTGGTTTGAAGGATCCAGTTGCAAGCGTACGTAACCTGCGCGATCAAGGTCATTGTATCTATGGCAATGAAGCTACTTTGCATGATGGTACTAAGACTACTAAGTACCGTTTGGGTACACCTACCAAGTCTATGGTTGCTTTGGCAAGCCGTGTGATTGGTGCACAAGCGTTCTCACGTTAAAGTGAGTTTGGACAGTGATAGGGTTTGGACACCGTCTATCACTGTCCGTTTTGTTATGGAGAAGAATATGAATACTGTTTGGACTCGTGTTGTTGAAGACTTAATGAACTATAAACCTGTTGAGAAAACTGATGGCGACAAGTAAGGATAAAGTTAAAGAAAGTCAAACTGCTACAACTGGTGGTAGAAAGTTTGATGGCGACAAAACTGAATATGGTTTAGTGCCTCCATTAGCATTGGAAGAAATCGCTAAAGTGCTTACCTTCGGAGCACAAAAATACGAACGCGATAACTGGCAACGTGTTCCTGATTCTAAGCGTCGTTATTTTGACGCACTTCAACGTCATCTATGGGCATATAAGCGTGGTGAATCAATTGACCCAGAATCAGGTTTGCATCATCTTGCACATGCTGGTTGTTGCTTAATGTTTTTATATGAACATGATGTAAAGTACTCAAAGGAATAATATGTGGTCATGGGAAAAGAAAAAACCTGAAGACATTGATACTGCTGTCAAAAAAATCGAAATTAAAGTTGACGAATTGATTGCAGAACGTGACGCTCTTAAAGAACAATTGGATCGTATTGCTAAAATTTCAAGTGATGAAGAAGTAACGCTTGACTTTGAGGCTGTAAAGGTTTTTAGCATTGAACGTAATATTCATCAAGACGAACCATGCACTATTGTTGGCTTTCTATTAGAAGGCAATCCTGTTATGCAGGAATGGTACTTATATTGTTCTCCTCGTAGGCACAAAGAGTTAATTCAAAAGTTTGAAGATTTTAAACTTATTCGTGACCTACGTGTGTACAACAAAGAATCTACCTGATATAATATAACAAAGGAAAATATTATGAAACTATCTACTGATACACTAACAGTTCTTAAGAACTTCTCTACTATTCAACCTAACATTGTGTTTCGCAATGGTAATGAATTGAAGACTATTGCAGAAGCTAAGAACATTGTTGCTAAGGCAACTATTCCAGAGACTATCCCACAAGACTTTGGCATCTATGATTTGAATGACTTCTTGTCTTCAATGTCTTTGTTTACAAATCCAACAATGGAATTCTCTACTGATAGTAAGA